CGGCCTGGGCGAGATCGAGTGCGACAAGTTCCCGCTGACCACGACGTTCGATCAGGCCATGCAGGCCCTCTCGGAGCTCTACACCGAGAAGCATCCGTTTCGAACCGTGGTGGTCGACTCGCTCGACTGGCTGGAGCGCCTGATCTGGGCCGAAGTGTGCCGCAAGCGAAGCGTCGAGAGCATCGAGGACATCGGCTACGCGAAGGGCTACGTCTTCGCGCTCACGCAGTGGCGCGAGTTCCTCGAGGGTATGACGGCGCTACGCAACGACAAGGGCATGATGATCGTCCTCATCGCCCACGCCCGGATCGAGCGCTTCGAGAACCCCGAGACCGAGAGCTACGACCGCTACGTCCCGCGCCTGCACCGGCTCGCGTCGCAGGTGATCCAGGAATGGTGCGATGAGGTCCTCTTCGCCACGTTCAAGGTCTACACCAAACAGACGGACGAAGGCTTCGACCGCAAGCGCAGCCAGGGCATCGGCACCGGTGAACGGATCATGCGCACGGTCGAGCGCCCGGCCAACGTGGCGAAGAACCGACTCGCCCTTCCCGAAGAAATGCCGCTCGACTGGGACGCCTACGCCCAGCATCTGACCAACGGTTTCAACGGACCACCGCAGAGCGCGAAGAGCAAAGGAGCGAAGTGACCATGGCAAACCTCGGCAACTTCAACGCGAATGACGTGAACCCCGCGACCGACTTCGAGCCCCTGCCGGCGGGGAAGTACCTCGCGATCATCACCGACTCGGAGATGAAGCCGACCAAGAGCGGCAGCGGCAACTATCTGGAGCTGACCTTCCAGGTGATCGACGGGCCCTTCAAGGGCCGCATGCTCTGGTCCCGCCTGAACCTCGATAACCCGAGCCCCCAGGCCGTCCAGATCGCGCAGGGGGAACTCTCGGCGATCTGCCGAGCGGTTGGAGTGATGCAGCCTAAGGACTCGATCGAGCTGCACAACCTGCCGCTTCTCGTTACGGTGAAGTGCAAGAAGCGCGACGACACCGGGGACGTCGTGAACGAGATCCGGGGCTACGCGAAGAAGGAGACGGCGAACGGCGCGCGAGCGCAGGAGACGACCAACACTCCTCCCTGGGCCCGGCGATGATCGAGCTCGAGCTGCCGTTCCCGCCCTCGGTCAATCATTACTACCGCCGAGTGGGACCGAGGACGCTCATCAGTCGCGAGGGGCGCCGGTTCCGGGAACGGGTCTGCGCCCACCTCGCGCGCCTGGGGGTTCGCCGGCTGCGCGGGCCACTGCGGATCGAGATCGAGATCTACCCACCCGACCGCCGCCGGCGCGACATCGACAACGTGCAGAAGGCTCTACTTGATGCCCTTCAGCACGGAGGGCTCTACGAGGACGACAGCCAGATCGTGAAGCTCGACATCGAGCGCCGTGGCTGCGTCTCCCAGGGCCGCACCATCGTCCGCATCCAGGAAGCGCGCCATGCTTGAGCTCCGACCATACCAGGAGGAAGCCGTCGCCGCGATCTACCGGCACCTCCGCGAGCGCGACGACAACCCGTGTGTGGTGATCCCGACCGGTGGCGGCAAGACTCCGGTCATGGCCACCGTATGCCGGGACGCCGTGGGCAGGTGGAACGGGCGCGTTCTGATCCTGGCCCACGTAAAGGAGCTCCTCGAGCAAGCGCTAGAGAAGATCCACGTGGTCGCCCCGGAGATGTGGATGAAGACCGGGATCTACTCGGCTGGCCTCAAGAGTCGGGACACCGAACATCCGATCATCATCGCGGGGATCCAGTCGGTCTACCGGCGCGCCTGCGAGCTCGACCGCTTCGACCTCGTGATCATCGACGAGGCGCACATGATCCCCCCGGACGGCGATGGCATGTATAGAACGTTCCTGGAGGATGCTCGGAAAGTGAACCCGAACCTGCGGGTAATCGGGTTCACGGCGACGCCGTTCCGGATGAAGAGCGGCGTGATTTGCGAGCCGCAGAACGTGCTGAACCACATCTGCTACGAGATCGGCGTGAAGGAGCTGATCGTCCAGGGCTACCTCTGCCCCCTGGTGACGAAGGGGAGCGCCAAGCCGATCGATACCTCGGGCCTCCACGTGCGTGCGGGGGAGTTCGTGGCTGGCGAGGCCGAGGACCTGATGGACACCGACGAGCTGGTGGAATCGGCCTGCCGGGAGATCGTGGAGCAAACGCGGGCTCGGCGGTCGGTGCTCGTCTTCACCACTGGGGTTCGGCACGGCGAGCACATCGCGTCGGTGCTGCGCCGTAAGGCGAGCGAACCGGTCGCCACGGTGTTCGGCGAGACGGCCGACGCGGAGCGCGACCAGGTGCTCGCCGACTTCAAGGCCGGTTCAGTTAAGTATTTGGTTAACGTCAACGTGCTGACGATGGGTTTCGACGCTCCGAATATCGATTGCGTCGCGATGGTCCGGCCTACGCTCTCGCCCGGACTCTACTATCAGATGGTCGGACGCGGCTTTCGTCTCTGTGACGGCAAGGAGAACTGCCTGGTCCTCGACTTCGGTGGCAACGTCCTGCGCCACGGCCCTGTGGATGCGATCCGGATCCGGCCCGTGAACCACCGTGGAGACGGGGAAGCGCCGGCCAAGCAGTGTCCCGAGTGCCGGAGCATCGTCGCCGCCGGCTACGCGGTGTGCCCCGACTGCGGGTACGAGTTTCCGCCGCGAGAGCGCCGAAACCATGATGCCACCGCCTCGACGGAGGGGATTCTCTCAGGCGAGGTGACGACCACCGTGCATCCCGTGGACGCTGTCTACTACTCCGTGCACCAGAAGCGCGGCGCCCCCGACGACGCGCCCAAGACGCTACGTGTCGAGTACCGCATCGGCTTCCACCAGTACCAGTCCGAGTGGATCTGCTTCGAGCATTCGGGCTGGGCCCGCCACAAGGCGGAGTCTTGGTGGCGGCGTCGCTCTGAGGCGCCGGTGCCGGAATCGGCCGCGGAGGCGGAAGCGCTGGCTAGTGACGGTGCGCTTTGCGAGACGCGCTCGATCACGGTGCGAAGCGTTGTCGGCGAAGAGTACCCGCGAATCATCGGCTACGACCTGGGCCCCAAGCCCGCATGGCGGGAGCCGGGCATGGATGACGGCGTTGGCGAAGAGGTCTACGCCTACGCGGACGAAGGAGACTTGCCGTTTTGAGCACTCTACTCGAGGCCGCGCTGCGCTATGCGGAACTGGGATACCGGGTCTTCCCCTGTGTTCCCGGGGGTAAGGTGCCGCTCACGCCGCACGGCTTTCAGGACGCCACGACCGACCCGTCGCAGATCGATTCATGGTGGACGGATCATCCGAACGCGAACATTGGAATGCCGACCGCGGGTCTCCTCGTGATCGACGTGGACGGCCCGGACAACCCGTGGCCGGAGGATCCGGAGAAGGCGCTCTCCCTCGCGCAGTCCGCGACATCCCTCACGCCGCGCGGTGGAAGGCATCACATCTTTAAGGCCCCGCCCGGCGAGACCCTGACCTGCACCGCCGGGAAGATCGCGCCCAAGGTCGACACGCGCGCCAATGGCGGATACATCGTGATGCCGCCGTCGACGGTGAAGGGCAAGCCCTACCGGTGGACGGACGGGGCAGAGCTGGACGTTCCCGCGGGCGACCTACGCGAGCCACCCGAGTGGCTCTTGCGTCTGCTGAGCGGGTCACCGCCGCTCTTCGACGAGTCCGCCCCTGGGAGCACCGCGGATTCCGCGTCGCCTTCTGGTGAAGCTAACGCTGCGGACGGCGCAGATCCCGAAGCTGATGGCAACGCCATCCCCGCCGGGCAGCGTAACGCCGCTCTTGCGCGTCTTGCAGGCAGCATGCGCCGGAGGGATGAACCGGGAAGAGATCCTCGGCGCGCTCGAACGTGTCAATGCGGGCCGCTGCCGGCCGCCGTTACCACCGCGCGAAGTGGAGCGGATCGCCAGCAGCATCGCACGCTATGAGCCCGATCAGGTCGCCGTAGCCGTGGTCGAGAACCACTGGGCGCAGGATCGGGAGCGAGAGGTGCCGGTCGTCGACGGCGCGGCCACCAGCGATCCTGGTCCGCTCCCGGGCGAGCTCCTGCGGGTGCCGGGCTTCGTGTCCGAGGTCATGGACTACTGCTTGGAGACCGCCCCGTATCCGAACGTGGCGATGGCGTTCGCCGGCGCGCTCGCTCTCCAGGCCACGCTCGCCGGACGGAAGGTCCGCGATCCCGGCGACAACCGCACGAACATCTACATCCTGGGCCTCGCGCATTCCTCGGCTGGCAAGGACCGGCCCCGGAAGATCAACGCCGAGATCCTGCATACGATCGGCCTCTCGGGCCAGATCGGCGGGCGATTCGCCTCGGGCGAGGGCATCCAAGATGCGCTCATCACCGAACCCTGCATGCTGTTCCAGACCGACGAGATCGACGGGATGCTGCAGTCGATCAACAAGGCTCGCGACGCCAGGTACGAGAGCATCATGGGGACGCTTCTCACGATGTACTCGTCGGCCAACTCGATCTTCCCCATGCGGCGCAAGGCCGGCAAAGAGGCGCCGGGCGCGATTGACCAGCCCTGCCTCGTGGTCTTTGGAACAGCGATCCCGAACCACTACTACGAGGCGCTCTCTGAGCGGATGCTCACCAACGGGTTCTTCGCACGCATGATCGTCCTGGAGTGCGGCACACGATCCGCCGGGCGGGAACCGCGGCTGCTGCCTCTGCCGAACCGAGTACTGGAGACAGCCCGTTGGTGGGGCGACTTCAGGTCCGGGACGGGGAACCTCGAGAACTGGCATCCGGTCCCACAAATTGTCCCGCAGGCCGACGAGGCCAAGGCCGTCCTGATCGAGACTCGTCTCGAAGCCGAGGCGGAGTACGCGAAAGCTGAAGCGGCCGACGACTGCGTCGGGACTGCCGTCTGGGGACGAGCCAGCGAACACACGCGGAAGCTCGCGCTCATTTACGCGGTGAGCGAGAACCATGAACATCCGGAGATCGGCCGAGCGGCGACGGAGTGGGCGAGCCATCTGGTGCTTCACCAGGCGAGGCGGATGCTATTCATGGCTCAGTCTCACGTTGCAGATAACCCGTTCCACGCCGAATGCCTGAAGTTCCTCCAGAAGCTCCGAAACGCCCCCGGCCAGGAGCTACCCCATAGCCTGCTACTCAAGCGCATGAAGATCGACGCCAAGAGTTTCCTCGGGCTGGTGACCACGCTCGAGCAACGCGGCGACATCTCCATCCGGACGCAGACGACGCCCGGTCGGACAGGTCGGTTCTATCGCCTGGCCGAGGCTCTTACGGACCGGCGAGGGGAAGGATCGTGAGAGAGGGGAATCAGGGTCGCGAATCGGATCACGCGCCGAGGAAGAAAGGAGACAAAAGGTGAAGGAGAGACAACCTGTAAATCTATATAAAATACACACACTTCTTCTTCCTTCTACTCTTACTCTCTGTTCCCCCCTCTCCTGTATACCCCCTGTTTTTGGCGCGCGCGTGTCTATACGTGGTGAACCCGGAAGCCGCCCTTCTCGGGGAGCCGGCCGACCGCCGCTGAGCGCGAACGCTTTCCTCCTAGCAGGTAGGAGACTGAGTGCGTTCCCTGCGGTTTATATCGATCCCCAGGAAGATAAAGGCTATTATACGAAACCGTATAAGCAGTAGTTAGCTGGCCATGAGACGTACGTTCACGCACGAAACCAAAAGGAGCCCCCGATGGATACCACACGTACACGAAAGCTCGTCGTCGCCGCGCTCGTTGGCGCGTTGGCTCTCACAGCAAGCGTTGCGCAGGCGCAAACCTCGCGCTTCGACGAACTGGCCAACCTGCCGTTCGCGGAAAACCGGCCTACGAAGGAAACCGCGCAGACGCTGCGCGACGAACTGCTCTTCCAGCGGGCGACGCAGACCTATCTCTGGGCGTTGCCACTCATCAACACGCTCGGCATGCAGGTCGGCTCCGAAAAAGTTTTCGGTAAAGGCTACAACGTGCTGCCGATCTTCAAAAACCGGCTCGATGCCAAGACGCTGATCACCACGCCGAACTCCGATGTGATCTACGCGCTCAGCTACGTTGACCTAGGCAAGGATGGTCCGCTGGTGTTCGAAGCGCCGCCGGGATTGCAGGGCATTTTGCTCGATTTCTGGCAGCGCCCCATCCCAGTGGATGGCGGCAAGTTCTTCGGTGACGTGGGCCTGCCCGGACCGGATGCCGGCAAGGGCGGCAAGATGCTCATCCTCCCGCCCGGCTACAAGGGCGAAGTGCCGGAAGGTTATTACGTTTACCGGT